GGTTGAGGACGCCGGCAATGCTGCCGTTCGTCATGTCCATCAGTCGCCAGTAGTAGTTCGTCCCATCGAATCCCGAGACGAACTGCGCGAACTGCCCGGCGGCCGTGAAGAGAAGTGCGGTGTCCCCGGCCGTGTCGTACCCACCCGTCACCGTCAGCGTCGTCACTCCCGTCGCACTCCTGACCCCAATCGTCAGGAAATCCCCTGTCGCCGTGGGCCGGTTGAGCGTGCGCGTCTCCGTGCCGGCGTTGATGATGTTCCAGAACGCCGTCGAGCGATTCACCGTGACGGAGCCGCCGTTACCCGGATCGAGGATCGGGTAGGCCAAGTTCGCCTTGTGCTCATCGAACTTGTGGGTGGCGATTGACATGGGGTTCCTCCTGGTGGCAATCGGCCAGCGGTACGCTGACCGAACCACACTAAACCGCTGAACTCATCCGTGAAAACAACCCGCAACGTTGCGAGTTGAGTCCCTAGTCCGGGACCGCTCCGTTGTAGGTGATGGCAGGCCAGTTCCCTTGCATCCGCCGGTCGCGGCCACGCCCGTAACCCGCTTCTAGCTTGTCGGATCGGTCGGCGTTGTAACCCAAGACTTGCGGGAGTTTGCCGCGATCAATCGAGATCGAAGTCGCAAGCCGCTCCTTCCAGTACGCCTCTTGCGGCCCGTCCTTGATATCGTCCACCTCACGCTCGAAGACCGCCAGACACGACGCCAGGATGGTTGCGGCGTGCTCGGTGCCACCGTAAGCGTAGGGTCGGTCGCCCGAGAGCATTTCGCCCTGGATCAAGTAGGTGAACTCTAGCGTGTAGGCGGCGTCGGGCTGAGGCCACACGACAAACTGTTGCCGCTGCCCCCGGTCGGCCGTCGTGCCCCGGATAGGTTCAAACTCGATCCGCTCGGGACTGCCTGTCGCCGTGGGATACACGGCGTAGAGCGCCCGGGCACCGCCGCTCACATCCACGAGTGAAGGTGTGTTGACATTCGTGGTGATGATTGCGACGCGGCCAGTCACACCCGCGAAGTCGAACGGCAACTGCACGGTGCGCTCGCCGGCGACAGTCACCAACTGCACGAGCGGCTTCAGGAATGACCACTGGTGCGAGACGCCCGCCTGATCGGGGGGCGGCTTATAGAACTGCTGAAGACCTTGCTTCACCGTCATCTTGAGCGTGGCGAACTTGAAGTCATCCCAAGGCTCGTCACTGTTGTCCGCACCTCGCCCCCAGCCGGCTTTAAACCCGACGCTCCCGATGGTATCGCGGTAATGGTGGTTGAGTGTGGATTCCACGGCTCACGCGGTCCCGTAAGTGTCGGTCTGGACGCCACCGCTCGACTTGGCGTTGAGCGACTTGACGTGCTCTTTGTGCAACTTCTTGTGATGAGCGGCTTGGCTCTTGTGCTGCTGAGCCTTTTCCTCATGCTGTGCGGCCAAACCCTCATGCGCTTCTGCCAACATGGCATGTGGCCCGCGCACACCCTGATCGGCGAAGTTCTGGTGGAGCGCCATCCCTTCGTTGATCTTCTCTTCGCTGGCCCTGTCAATACTCGCCATACGTCACCGTCGTACCGTGTTTGGGATGGTTGGTTACCTTGGGACCGGGGCGAGGCTTGCGGCTGGCTTTCCGCTTCGACTTGGTTCCTACCTTCGCGGGCAGCTTCCCACGGTTGTCGAATCCGTGAGCCTTGACCCATGCGTGCCCGAACTTCATGTTCAGGTAGCGCCTCTGGGCTTCACTCCTCGCCGGCATAACTCACCCCGGCTTGCGGATCGGCTATCGAGTGACGCGCCCGGAGGGACTAAGGCCATGCCCCCACCGCCGACTCCGCGCCGAGGTGGCTCAGCACTGTTCCCAGACGCGCACGGCCAACTCGCCGGCCGCACCACCGCCCACGCCCGCAGTCGTAAGCGTCTGAACGGCCGCCGCGATCTTGCCGATTTCGGCGGCGTAGTCGAGCGATCCCTTCGCGGCCTTGGCTTCCTTGGCAGTTTCCTTGGCGTCAGCCTTGTCAGCAGCGGCCTTGTCGGCGGCTTCAGCCTTGTCGGCAGCAGCCTTGTCGTGCTTCTCTTTGACGGTCGCCATGTTCAACTCCTGAGTGAAGGACAGTGGTTTAGAACACCTGACCGATCCGGACGCGGTGAATCCCGGCAGTGCCCGGCGTCGTGGCCGTGGCGTTCAAGCAGCCGAAAACGAACCCCAAGCCGACGTTGTTCGGGAAGTCCGTCCCGGCCGCCGAGGGAATCTGTTTGAAGGCGCTCGCCACGGGGGCTCCGTTGACGTAGGCGCGGAGGATGAAGTTCGTGCTCGTGTCGAAGTCGGGTGCCTGCGTGTACCGGAAGCCCACCGAGATCGGCGTTGCCGCCGCGAGCGTACCCGCCGCCGCAAGCACCGTCACCGCTGCGATGCCCGACGCCTTGTACACGAAGTCCAGGGCCGTTGTGCCGCCTTCCTGACGCCAGAAGCCGACAAGGCCCACATCGGCCAGGGCACCGGCCGCCGTGATGGGCACAATCGCCGTACAGGCCGTGTCTGCCATCAGGCCGACAAACAACCCGTGCTTCGTGACTGTGATGGTCGAGTCTTCGATGATCGCTTCAAAGCAGACATCCTTGGTCGCACGGCTGATCTTCCACGGGCCGTTCGGCTGACGGATGTAGGCACCTTCGTTGTCGCCGTCGGAGCCGAGTGCAATGAACCCCAAGTTACCGAGGCCCGTGGTCTGCGTGATCGTCGCGCCGTTGTCGCCGAACGCCATCAACCCCTGATCCCAGTAGGCTTCCGCCGCGTTGATGTTCGTGGACGGCTTGAAGCCCCTGGCGAAGTTCCACTCGTCCACGCGCCCGTCCACGAACCCGTTCAGGATCGAATCGAGCGGGAACCCGTCCCACAAGCCGTTCGAGTATTTCGTCGGCGCAACGGCCGTGGCGAGGTTCTGTTTCGGGACGATTTGCTCGACGGGCATGGGTATCTCCTCAACTAGCAACGTTGCGGGTTCAACTCATCACGCCTTGGATGGATCGGGCTTCCCGGTCGGCTTCGACTCCACCTTCACTTCGGGCTTCTCGCAATAGAAGTCCCGGCGGTACACGCGCCGCGTGGTCCCGATCACACGCACGAGATGATCGCCCTTTTCGAGCGGCACCTTCTCGCCCGTGATGTACCGCCGGCCCACACCATCACGATCTTCCTTCTCAAGCCCCGAGAGCAGTTCCACCTCGGCGTCTTCCGGCGGCCTCCGCTTCACCTCGCCGTCTTCGATCTTGAGCTCGAATTCGGGGATGATGAAGCCGATCAGGTGATCGCAATACCCGAACTCGTCAATCGTCTCGTGATCGCACCCGAAGGGGCAGGCGACGACCTGCGACGGGTCGCCATCGGCCTCATCCAAGAGCTTGTGAAACTCACTGCGCGGGTCTTCCCGCTTGTGGATGTTGGCCGCGTGCGCGGTCGGAGCCAAGTGCATCGGCGAAGGCATCGCGTCTCCTCAACTCGGGTAGGTCGTCCCCATCGCCAGAACCGCGTTCTTACGGCGGTTCCAGCAGACAAAGTTGTACTGGCTGTCGATGAACTTCGCGTTGGTCGTGTGCTGGCCCGGATAGTTGTTGATGTTGAGCCGCTTGAGCCACCACGCCTTCAGGGCGATGCACTTGATCGTTGACCAGTCGAGATTGATGACGGGGTTGGTCGTGTCGGCGTCGAGCTTCGGCACCGTGAAACACGGCACGTTCATGAAGAACGTGATTCCTTGCGCCCGCGTGAGGTCGTACCCCACGTTGTCATTCTGCCGCATGGCCTCGCGGGCAAATGCAACGTAGGTCGTCGTATTCATGTACGTCCCGCGCTTCACTCCTTCGTCCAGGTTGGGGATGCCGGCCACGGGGTTCTTGAACATCGTGCGGAGGACCGCCAGCCAAAGCTTGTAGAAGAGGTCATCCGACGTGGCGTCGGTGTAGGCATCAACGTAGTGCTTCCAGCGCGAGTGCTGGTTGTTGAGGCCGAGCGTCGTGAAGCCAGAGGGGAAGCCGCCGAGGAATCCTGAAGACGCCGACTTCGGGAACCAAGTGAAGCATCCGTAGGGCGTCAGCGTGTCGGCCGAATCGACCGGCGGTCCCCACCACGTATTCTCCATCAGGACGGCGAGCGAGATGAGCGCGGCCTTGTCCTGAGCCAACTGAATGTCAACGATCTTCTCCATGTCCCCCGCGTTCATCGCAAGTTCCTGCTGGAACTCGCCCCACTGCGTTGTCGTGAACCGCCACGGCACCGTCGCCCGCTGAAGGACATCCACCTTGACCGGGTTATCCTGACTGGCGATGGAGGTGTGCTTCGACGCCCCGTTGTGGTTGGTCATCACGTCGAACTCGATCCGCGTCCCGCCGTCGCGGGTCTCCATCCGCGCGCCGGCCGCATCGTCCTTGAACAAGATCAGGTTCGGGAAGACGTGGTACTCCCGCAGGTCGGTGGCGATCTCCGTGAACCGCCCACGCTCGAATGCCGGTAGTGTCGAAATCTGAAGGTCGTTCAGCGTTTCGGGCGTGAGGATCGGCATGGGCACACTCCCAAAGAGTCGCAGGCTGCTCTAAGCGGCAACCCGCAACGTTGCGGGTTAGGGGATGAACTCACCATTGAGCGCTTCCTGATCTTTGGCATCGGCCAGCGCGTCTGTGTACGCTTCGATCAACTGCTCGCGGCGGCTCTTGCCCTTGTCGTTGCCGAGCCGGTTGGTCGGTTTGGCCGAGGTCGTCGGCGCGGGTATGCCATTGCCGCCGCCCACCGACTGCTGAGTGCCAGCCGTGCCGTAGACGCTCTCGTGAGCGAGGCGAACGCACTGTTCCAGGTTGAGGCCGCGAAGCCGGCCCTCCTTTTCGAGACAGGCCAGTTCGTTGTAGATCGCGCGGTCGCGGGTGTTGCGCCCGACCTTGCCCGGAGTTGGGATCGTGGCGAGTACGGCGTTCACCTGTGCTTCAACTGACTGGCTACTCGACTGCTGGCGAACCTGTTGGATTTGCTTTTCGAGCTTGTCGGCCTTGAGCGCCTTCTTGCCCACCGTCTTCAGGAGCTTGATCGTCGCCTTGCCGCCGGGCGCGTCGTTCAACTCCGCTTCGAGTTCCGGCGGGATCACGAACTCTTCGTCCGGCTCCGGCTCGGGCGGCTTGGGTTGCTCGCGGGCAACGGGCTCAACGCGGGCCTGGGTCACCGAGTACGCCAACTGAGCGTCTTGGATTTCCTCGCGGAGCGCGGCCTTGTCCAGAAGTTCCGCCCGCTCGCGCGAGATGCCGAGAGCGTCACAGGCTCGCAGAAGGTGATCGGAGTGCTGGTGTTTTTGAGGTTCGGCGGCTGGCTTGCCGGGCTTACTGGCCGGCTTTTCGGGATCGGGAACGTCGTGCGCGGTGTCTTCGGTTGCCATGACTGGCTCGCGTAAGTTATTGCTGCGCCTCAATTCACCCAGTTCAGGTTATGCAGCAATTTTCCCCAAGTGCAAGGGAAATTCTTCTGTGGCAGGAATTGACGATGCGCACCGCCCGGCGAGTCCGTGTTCGGGCGGTGGCTCAAAAGTGCTGTTTGGTAGGCGTTTTGACAGGCTTTGGGAGGTGCCAACCCGAAACGTTGCGGGTTGGTCAGTTGATGGCCGCGAAGAGGTAATTCATCGTGTTGCCTGAATAGTTGCCGAGAACGACCTTGGCGAGCGTGGTGAGCGATGGAGTGGCACCACCAGCGATCGGCGTGGTGTTGGCGGCCGCCAGAAGCGAGTTACCCGACAGGATGAATGGCTGCTTGGCCTTGACGGGGAGGATGACGTTCGAGCCTGAACCGATGAGTTGGATATCGCAGTCCTGATCGGTCCAGAGGAAGAAGTAAACCGGGGCAGCGGGCGCGTCCACGCTGGCATCGTAGAGCATAACGACAGTGGCCGTGAGGAGCGAGCCGGGGATAATCTGACCCGGCCCGTTGACCGTGACGGGGAACGGCGTGGCAATGTCATCGGTCGTGTTGCCCTGCTTGCCCGAGATGGTGAGGCCGAGGGCTTCGAGGGTGAAGTTGTTGATGATGTTCAAGGTGGCGGACATGGACACCTCAGTTGAATCCCGAGAGGTCGGTCATCCCGTAAAGTTTGAGCGCCCGCTTGCGTGCCCCGTTGTCGGGTATCACGAGCCGGCCCGTCTTGTCGTGATAACAGCCCGTCTTGGCCTTGGCGTGTAACTCGTTCGCCTTCTTCACCTGCGACGGGTGAAAGCCCATCGCGTAACTCTTCATCGGCCAGCACGACGGCCGTTGCCCACCCACTTCCTCACCGCCAGAAAGGAGAGACTTCAGCTTGGCCCGCTCGCGCCGTGAGGACTGCTTGCCCTTCGTGAGCTTCTTGAGTTCTTTGACGAGCGAAAACTTCTTTTTGGCTGGCATCAAATTCTTCCTCGCTCACTTCCGCGCCGTTGACGAAGTAGCGCGTCTCATCGTACCAGAGGCCGGTGAGTTCGCACAGCCGTCGCCGCCGGCGCACTTCGAGTCTCACTGCGTACCCCCCTGCCCGTTTTGCGAGCCGTTCAGACTCATCCCCGCCCCCATCATCCGCTGAATCATGTCGTCCTGCATCCCCTCATCCGTCTGCTCGCTCTCGTTCTTCCGCGTGTAGGTCCGCTGGCTCACCGGCGACTTGGTAGCCCCCTGATCGCTCGACTGGGGCGTGGAACCCGGCACCGGCTCTTGCATCCGGAAGAGGCGTTGAATGTCCGGGTTGTTGGCGTACTCGCCTTCCTTCTGCATCCAGAACATCGCGTCGGGAACCACATTCTGCTGCTGAAGGAACTGCATGATCGGAATCGACGCCTGGATCAGCGAGCGGATGTGTTGCAACTTCGACTGCGGCGTGTTGTTCGTGAGCGAGTAGGGGTCCACCGTCACGTCCAAATCTTCCCAGGCCAATTGCTGCCGGTCGCTGGGATGAAGCACGCGCTCGACCGAAAGGGTGGGATCGCTCCGGATACCTTTGTAGGTCGCGTGCATGACGCCGAGCGGGTCTTTCCACCAGTACCAGAAACAGTTCTCCATCACCTCGGCGACTTTGCGGGTCGTCAACTGCTGAAGCATGGCGAGCGAGCCCGAGGCATTCGTGTTGAGCTGCTGTTCCTGCGCCGCCGTGCCGGCCATGCGCGCCAAGCCGCCCATCGTGTCGAGGTTGCCCGCGATCTTGTTGAATATCTGCATCATCTGGGCGGCCACCATAAGTAACTTCGGGTTCGGCTCGCCCATTGTCCGCGAAATGATCTCGTTCGGCCGGTTGATCTGTACCGCGTCACCGTCGTCGTGGTCGTTGATCCGCTTCATGTCGTCCGACGCCGCACCCGTGAACCACTCCTGCGTCTTACACCGCTCGGCTTGCCGCAGAATCTTCCGCAGTTGGTTGTTGATCGACATGTCGAGCGGCAGAAGGTCCATCGCCGGCCCCTTGGGAAAGAGGTTCGACTGGACCGGCACATAGCCGAACTTCGTGTACTGCCCGCAGTAGGGACCGACGTACTCGTTCGCTTCGAGTAGGTCGGCCTCACCGGCCGGCGCGCCGCCATCCTGCGAGCGGAAGGTGAGGACCGCGTTGTGGGCCTTGACGTGGACTTCCCACAGGTCTGTCGCTTCGTTGAACTCGTCGGCCCCGCCACTCAGGTAACCGCGCCCGATAAGTTCGGCTCGCTCGTCACCTTCCAGGTTGAATTGCTTGGGCGAGGTGCCGGTCAACTTCTCGTCGCCGGTGAGCTTGAAGTAGCGGTTGGAGATTTCCACCCCGCCCCGGTAGCGGTGGCCCTCGTAGGCGAGTTCATCGAAGTTCTTGGCGAACACGTCCGCCAAGTAGTCGTCCGGACTGACCGCCATCGAGAAGACTTCCCCGGCCCACGTCCGGAAGCCCATCCGCTCGCTGTCGATCGGTGAGGTGATCCCCGTCTTGATAATGCCCATCCACAAGAGGGCGTCGTTGACCGCCCGGTGTATCTGGTCGCCGAGGTTGATCTTCTTGAACTGCCGATTGCCCCACTCCTGAGCCGTCCACACGTCGCGCTGGTACTCGGTGCGCCACGTCGAGAGCATCCCACGCGGGTTGTCGTTGATGAGAGCACGGCTGACGATCATGCAGTAGAGGCCGATCCCGTTCCACGGCCGCCTGAGATCGGCGGCGTTGTCACTCCAATCCGCACCGGCAAAGAGACGAATCAACTTCTTGTAGTTCTCCCGGTAGCGCTTCATGACGAGAAGCGACTTCCGCATCGAGCTACAGAGGTCTTTGATCCGGAGATCGCGCTTGGCCGCACGCGAGAGCCTGAGAGTCGTGGGCTTCTTGCCGGTCGGAAGGTCCGCGTAGATCGACATGGATCAACTCGCAACGTTGCGGGTTCAACTCAACTCCACAACCTGCTGTCACTCCGCTCGCGGGCCTTGTGGATGCCGGCCCGCCACGCCCACGTCCCCACGGTCTCTTCCGGCGACTTCTCCGCTTCCTTCTCTTTGCGAGCATCCGGACGACCCAGGAGGATGAGCGTGCGGTTACAGAGTGCGTCCATCGTCACCCGGTCCCCGTGGTTGGCCGTCGCCCCCGAATCGTCGCTCGTGATCCCCTTCTTGTGCCTCTTCGCTTGCGAGAACTTATACTCGCAACCCGAGGGCGTCTCGATGAAGTCGCCACACTCGACCAGGGCCGGCGTCGAGCGGTTCAAGAACCGCCGCTGCCGCAGGCTCATCTCGTACTCGCCAAAAAGTTCCGCCCGGTTCTTGGCCGAGGGTTGCCAGCCGGGTAGCTTCGTTTCCGCGAAGGGGATCGAGAAGTTCCGGCCCGTCCCAACGGCGTCATAGTACACATTGGAGTAACCCAGTTCCATCACCGTCTTTCGGAACTCTTCGCCCGGCCCCTGCCGCTCCCACGCCAAAAGTGTATCCTGACCGCTCTCCGACAGGAAAACCCGGCAGAGCGCCACCACGCGCCGGGCGAACTCGTCCGGTTTTTTCCTGGGCGTCACATACTCCAACACCTTCTGCCCAGTCTGGGCATCGGCAATCCCGAAACACGAATTGGTCGCGCCCTGACCACGCGAGATGTCCGCACCACCCCCATAACCCAATTTTGAGAGAGGTGGCCGACCCTCCACGTCCAGCGGGCACCAGAGCTTGACCGGGCCACCCTTCTTCGGCTTGAACCCCTCGAACTCGCCCGTCCCCTCATCAATCACCACCTCGCCTTCCCAGGCCGGTTGCCGACAGGTCTCCGTGTGAAGCGTCAAGAGCAGTTCGGTATCAAAGAACTTGTTCTCGCTGCCCACATAGTCGATGTCCCAGTTAATCGCCATCCACCGCGCATTGCGACGCCGCCGGAACTGCTTGTCGTACACCGGGCTCCTGAGCCGCCCATCCCGCACCGGCTCAAACTTGATGGGCGGCTCGCCCTCCCCCACGTTGAGATCGTCGTCATCGGCTCGCGTGTACTCGTGCGCGTCGCAGAGGACGAGCGGCAGGTGATGGGAGCCGACCTTCACCATCTCCCCGGCGTCGGGATCGTAGCGGTAGTAGTCGAACTGCTGGGTGTCGCCGTTCCAGCGGTACAACTTCTGGTTCTTGCGCGGGTCCATACTCCAGTGCAAGACGATCTTCCGCTTGGCCTCGCGGCGCATCCGATCGGCCGCGTTGCCCTCGCCATAAGCCGTGAAGTTGAAGATGCGGCAGTCCGTCGAGTCGGCCGTGCCGAGGTCGATTTCATCGGCCTGCTCGATCCGCGAGAACTCGTCAATCAAGATCGCCGTCTTGCGACCACCTACACCGGCCGCACCCACCGTGGCCTCACCGTTGATCGTCGAGCCATTGGCGGGGTTCTCGAAGACGAAGCGCTTCCGGTGCTCGCGCGGCACCCAACCTCTCGGCATGAGCCAACTCGGCAAATGCTTGTGGAAGAAGTCGATCTTCCACATGAGACAGTCCGGATAACCCGGCTTGTCCACCTCGTCTTCGTCACGGCTGATAAGCATGAACGACTGGTCGCGGAGGAAATGCCAGCGCTTCTCAATCACCGCCAGACACATGTTCGACGCGCCCACGTCGCGCGACTTCTCGATCACCAAGTCCCGGCCGTACTCGATCGCGCTCTCGATCCTAAGCACCGCCGGGTCTTGCATCCCCGTGTAGGTGATGAACGGCAACGCCTTGTCGCCCCGCAGACGCGGATCGTAAGTCCACAGGAAACCGTTCAAGTAGTAGAGCGTGTCGTCCCGGCACTGTGCCCAAATCCAGTCCCGCGCCTCACGCGAACCCGCCGCGTGCCTGAGCACGTCAATCCGCCACTGACGGTTGAAGGCTTCGCGCTTATCCACCTGAGCGTAAAAGCGATTCACACGCCACTCCCCGTGATCTTCCCACCCGCCGTCGTGTTCGTCCGGCCCGTCGAGCCGTCAAACGTTGGCTCCCCCGAAAGCCCATATTTGCTGGCGAGCGGGATCGGTGGCCCGAGCTCCACAACCACTCGCTGAAGTTCCGCCTTCCGACTCCGTAACTCACTCTGCGCCGCGATCCGCTCAACATGACCCTGTAACTCAACCCGCAACGTTGCGAGTTCACCCAACACCCGCAGTATCCCCGCCGCCAACGGGCTCCGCATCAGCCCCTCCGAATGAGCCTCGGCCCACACCCGCAGTTCCTCATCCGTCATGGCCGCACCGGGGTCTGGGGAATGGCCTCGCCCGCCGGCAACACCGGCACCTGCACAGGCACCACCGGAGCCGGCGGCGTCGCCAACGGGTCTTCCGGAAAAGGATCAAGCGGTGCCGGGCACTCCCGCCGCTCCAACTCCTCGCAACGCAGCTTCATGAGCCCATCCTCCGCACCTTAAGTTTCTCCGTCTCGTCCTTCACCCGCGCCGTCTCGTCCTTCATCCACTGCTGACACGCGGGACAGCTATCCATGTGATCCATCAAGGCCGTCAACTCGTCGTCGCTCACCTCCGACAGGTTCCGGAGCGCCGCGTACCGCTGCGCCCGAGCACACACACCCTCTTCATCCGGCATCGCGCGAACCCTCTTGAAGCCCCCGGTATCATTCCTATAGCCTCTAACCCCCGCGTGCCGCCATGAATGACCTCATCCTGATCCGCCTGCTCCTGTCCCCGACCCTGACTCTCCACGAGGCGGCACGGCTGGTTCCCCAGAACGAATTGCCGCCGCCAACTCCCGCACATCCCCACACCACGGAAAATCTTCTCGTTCAGGATCACCCTCCACAAACTTCGCACACCGCTCCCGCTCGGCCCTGACCGCCGCCTCCACGAAATCCTTGATCACAACCGCAATCGCCGGTGAGGGGTCGATTACCCCCTTTCACCCATGAGCGACCGGGGCAACAGCCGCCGAGCCTGTAACCCCTTCACCAATTCGAGCGCTTCCTTCATCATTTGCCACCCCCACCCGCTGCCCACAACACGGACACACCCCCTCCACCTTCTCCCTCACCCCCGCCAACCAGTCCTCCATCATCTTCAACAACTTCGGCGTCACCGCGTCCTCACGCGGATCATACCCGTCTCCCGCCGTAACACTCGCCTCCACCCCCACCAGCGGCACACCCGCCGCCGCCGCTATCCGCGCCCGATGCTCCCGCTCCAACCGATCCAAGAGCATCGTGAAATGCTTCAAGTCCCCTTCCTTCACCCGCACCCAGTTGTCCACCTCACCGTCCTTCGCCACACTCCCCGCCCGCACCTTCATCGCCCGACGCATCAAACTCAACTGCCGACACGGCTCTACCACCTTCCCACCACCCGCCCGGAAACACGCCGTACACAACCGACCCGGACGGTTCGCTTCCTTCCGGCCACACTGCACACACACCACCTTCTTCGTCTTCGCTTGCTCTGCCATGACCCCTAACCTACACTCCCCTCACCACAAACGCCAGACCCGGCCCCATTCCCCCAAGAGAACCCCCATGAAC